CTCTAAGACCATCAACGCTTCGTTAGTGATCTTAGAAATGGTGAGTAAAGTATTCGCCATTTTAATTCTCCAAAAAAATTAGGTTTATCTGATCTTATTAGCCTGACGATCAGCTTTCCATTGTGCGTAACTGCCGTAATATTCACCTTTAGTGTCTATTAAAACGTCTGCGCCCACTGATTTGCCACCAGCCAAAGGCTTAATAGGCTCAGGTGCTTTTGTATTTCTAACAGGCTCTTTGTCTTTCTTTGAAGGTTTACTTTCAAGTTCAAGACGGGCTTCTAACTTACCAATTTCTCTTAGAGCTTTAACAGTAGGCATTTGAGTTAGCTTAGTAGCATAGTCCTCATCTGAAGCTAGTAGATATAGAAGCTGTGGCCCTACATCACTTTCCAAGATGCTGTCCCGTATCTCGTCACTAACTTGGACTGTGCTGGACTGCACCATGCGTTCAAAATCAGGTAATACTTCTTTCGCTTTAGCTACTTTTTCAGTCCAAGCATTTAATACTTTTTCCTGAGCTTTTTGAGCCTTGCGATTAGCATCCTCAATATCTCGCTGTTTTAAAGCGTTTTCAGCACTCCACTCAGCTAACGCTTCTGCATATTCAAAAGCATCGTTAAATTGGTGTGCTTGTGGCTTACCTTCTGCTTGAGCCTTTACAGGTTGTTCAGCAGGTGGGTTTTGCCTTGCTTCATACTCTTTAAGTCGCTGTTCTAATTGTTGCGCCTTTGCCTCTGCTTCTTTGGCTCTTTGCGTAACTTTATCAAACCGCTTATTTAGTTTGTCAGAACGCTTATCAGAGTTCTGTTCTTTAGCATCGCCCTTTGCTTCTGGTTCACTCTTATCGTCATCCTGTGCTGGCTCGGAATCTTTCTTTACAGTTTCCACCTCAGCTGCGGGTTCTGAATCAGCTAAACCTAATCTTTCTGCATAAAAGGTTGTTGCGTTGTCACTAGTTATTACACTACTTGCTTCTTTATCGGCCATGATTTCTCAAGCTCCATTAAATTACTATATATATGATAAAAAACTACTTGTCAATCTATCTATTGTGTTTTTTCAGATTTAGCTTCTTTTAGAGCTTCTTTGATAAAAGCTTTTTGCTCTTTAAGTTTAGCTTTATCTAGTCCTGCAAAAGGGTTTGTAGACTCAGGTTCAAACTTCTTACCTGCTCTGCGAGCCATTTCTCGCATTTTCCATTCAAGTGCGTTATCGCCAGTTACTGTTGCCATTTAATTCTCCTTTTAAATACCACGTTCAACTGCTTCTGCTTCTGCTTCATGTGCATCTTTCAAATCCATATTAGCCAAAAGTAATGCTAATTGGGCTTTCATTTGCTCAATCTCTTTTTGTGATTCAGTCTTAATTACTGTGTCATGTGCAATAGTATCGGTACGCAATTGGCTATCCTCACGTTTAACTTGAAGTTCCATAGTTTTACGTTGAGTTTCAGCTTCTTGTTTTTGCTGTTCAATAGATGCACGATATTTCATGTCCATTTGCAGTGCTTGTAACTGTTGTTGTAGCTGTTGCATTTGTGCTTGTTGCTGTTTGATAATCATTTGCGCTTCTGGTGGTACATCTGACTTGTCATCAACTTGTGCTAATGGGTTAGCAGCAGCCAAACGATCAGCAATAATATCTGCGCCAGGGAAATCCATATTGCGGAATATCAAATCACCAGCTTGTTGCATTAAGTTAGGATCAGCAGTTAGTAAAGTCATCATAGAGTCTACTGCTTCTTGACGTTTAGATGCGTAGCCTGGGCCTGTTTCCATCACAATATCGTATTCGCCTACAGTAACGTCATTTAATACTTTATCGACACCCATCTCATCTTGAGATTGCTCATTAATCTTAACTAACTCGCCTTTGCCGTCAGCACCAATGATGCGTAATACACGTTCTTTATCATAAATGTGTGGAATTAAATCTAAACAGATACGGCCTGATTGACGAATAGAACGAGTTAAGTTGTCGTAATAGTGGAAGTTAGTCATGTCAGTTTGTTGCTGCTGACCATTTAACGCTTTACCACTAATCATGCCTGTTGGAAGCTGGCTAGGATCGTAAATACCTACCACAGCCATCAAATCAGAGTTTAAGCCTTGTAAAGCTGTCACCATTCCTGTTGGTGGTGGCTCAGGCTGAATACGTTGTGGTGGTGGTGCTGGGTTGCCATCAGAGTCAGTCTGTTTATAACGCAATACAGGCATTGATTTAATGTTAGCTGTATTCCACTCCATCTCGTGGCCTTCATCTTGGCCTTCTGCGAGAAGATATTTGGCTTTAGGTGCTAACGCTACTGATTCAGTTAATGCTGTAGACCAGAAGTTATACATCCGTTGTGGATCTTTAGCCATGCGAGTAAGACCGAATTTCTTTTTCTTACTATCAACAATGATTTGCTGACCATAAACAGGCACAACAGGGATATATTTACCAGGCCAATCCCTTTGTTCTAGGATTTGCATACCTGTTAATTTAGCCCACTTGATTTGCTTTTTAACTGTTTCACGCTTAGATACAACGTAAACACCAGCATCCATCATAATAGATTCAGATGGCTTTTCATCCTCATAGCAGGTAGTGCCGTCAGACAATAATAATAGTTTAGTGCGTTTGTATTCAGTCCAGAAATATTCAGCGATACGAATATCCTCACGAGTAATCCATTCTGATTGTGAGTCACCTGTGCCACGAGGGGTGAAGCCACCGCCATCGTCTGCGCCAGGATACATTTTGCGGAATGATTCTTTAGAGATAACTTCTGTGATTAAACACTTTTCAGCATCAGAGCCATCGGGTTCATTAGAGTTTGGATCAAAGTAAACCATGAAAGCGTTTTCAATACGCTTAATATATAACTCTTGATCAAAGCTATCTGGGCTTGGATAGTCATGGATAATGCGCCAATAGCCCCATCCCATACGCACAGCAAAGTCAAAAGCGTGGTCGTATGCTGCATCTGCATCGGATTGGTTTTCAATATGTCTTAAAATGCCTGTAACGATTTCAGCGACTTTTTCGTCTGCTTCGTCATTCATGCCATGCGCCACCATGCGTGGTCGTTGTTGTCTTTGCTGGTTACAGATTTGACGAACGTAAGCATCAATCTTGTTAATAGTGAGATAAGGTCTAGATTCTAGTAAGCGTGAATTTTGAATTTCTACAGGCCATTGATCGCCACCAGCAAACTTTAAATCATCTAGTGCTTCTACACGATTGTTTGAGTCATTCTCAGAACAAAATCGTAAATATTCTTTGGCTTCAGTAATAACGCTTGATTCGTAATCATCAGGCTCGCCAAACTCTGTTGTATAAATACCGCCATTCCCGCTATCTTGTGTTGCCATAATATTTTCCTTAGCTCATCCAAGAGGATATGCCATCATAATTCATTGGTTTTCGTTTAACAACTTTCTTCTCTTGTATCATTAAGCCAATGTATCTAAACGCATCTGCGCCATGTGAGTATTGATCATGCACAGGCTTTTGACTAAATGCTTTAGTATCTGGATCAACATCATATCTGTAATGACGTAGACAATCTAGACCAGCAGCGGTGTTGTTCTTGTCAAAGTAACATTGGCTAAAAATAGTACGAGCAGCATTGATAGAGTCAGCAACAGGCACTTTGCCAATAATTCTGACATTATATCCTGATGAACGCACAATTTCCTCAATACTTCTGCCATGAGATGCAAGGGTTTTATTTTGTGCATCGTGTGGTAAATATAGTGTATCGTATACATAACCAAACGTCTGCATCTTAGCTAGGATTTCACTTATGGTTGTTTGTGTAGTTTCGTAGTAGCGAATAAGCCTAGTTTCCATTCCTACGAATTGTACGAACCAAATAGCTGTAGCGTCTGCCCAACCAATATCAAAAACAGCCATAACAGGCTTAATAGGATCGTAAGGTACATTAGTAATTCTGTTATCTTGTTCTGCACGTTGCATCTCCTTCGCAAATACTGCGCCATCAATGGTTGATCTAGTAAAGCCTTCCCATACGTTTTGATAGGCTTCAAAGTCTTTATTTTTTAATGACTGACGTTCCAAATCTAATACTTCTGGGAACCAGGGATTGTCATTCCAATTAACTTTTTGGACTACAGCGTTGTCAGGCGGTGAAATAACAAAGCGTTTATAGGTTTCATCTGTGGGTAACTCAGGGTTAAACGTAATCCATATCTCTGAATTGATTTTACGAATGGTAGGAATTAAAATTGACCATGAAGAAGCTGTGACGTTATTTGCTTCTTCTATCCAGCAATAATCAATACCTTCAATAGACTTTAAGCCGTTGACGTTATTCTTAATGCCAGCAAAAATAAACTCTGTGCCGTTAGTGCCACGAATAGTGGTTTGAGTAATTTCGTAATGCGCTTCTAAACCAAGATTATAGATTTGATCTACTAATAGCTTATGAACAGAGTCTTTAATTGATGTTTGAAACTCACGAGCACATAGTATGCGTAATGTAGTTTGAACACCCATGCAAAGCAGTGCTCTGGCTACTGAGTGTGATTTACCAGCACCACGACCGCCATACAATATGCGATAGCGTGAGTTCTTTGGTTCAAATAGGCATTTTAGCTTGGCTGGAAACTGTGGCCAAACAAAGCCATTACTGTCCTTCTTTGTTTCCATTAGGCTCTACAAATGAAATATTGATACCTTTTACTTCTGCACCTTCACCAGCAGCAATCTCAGTTACGTTGGTTTCTTTCCAACCTGCTCTAGTCTTTAACCAAAAAATCATGGCTGTTACGTTGCCATTTTTAGCTTGAGCAAATAAACCTTGACCAATAGAAGCGTTGGCATCGATGCGCCCTTCCTCTAGTTCTTTCTTGTAATGCTTGCGTAAGGTGTCGTCAGTAATATCTAGCTTGGTTGCTATATCAACGTGACGAATACCCACAGCACTTAAACTACGCACCAGCTTGCGTGAGGACTCGTCAGGGATGTGTTCTATGCCTTGTGCCATTTTATAACTCCGAAACTAACTGTGCTTTTTTACCTGTAAAGTCTTCCCAACGCTTAACAATAACATCGCAATAAGCTGGTGATAGCTCCATCATAAAACAATCACGATTGTTTTTTTCACAGGCAATAAGCGTTGAACCTGAACCACCAAATAAATCTAAAACATTTTGTTTATATAGACTTCCATGACGTATAGCACGTTCACATAACTCAATAGGTTTTTTAGTAGCGTGTTCCTCATCTTTACCCATTTTGCGTTGAATGCGCCAAACATCTTGATATTCTTTTTCGCCTTCTTTGTTAGTAGCTAAAGGTGGTTTTCCTTTTTTACATACATGAATAAACTCGTGTGTATATTTATAATCGCTACCTAACCCATGAACCATTTTGTCCCACACAATTAAATTGGTAAATTTCCAATGGCTTTTAAGATGTGGCACTAATTCATATGATCTGCGCCAATCTAAACATACATAAATAAATGAATTGTCTTTAGTAGCTATGTCATAACTAACGCAAAAATCAGCCATAAACTGTTGCCATTCCTCATCAGAATAGTCGTCGTCGAACATATGGTTCAACCTGGTTGAACCAGAGTTCGATTTGGCAGACATTCCTGTGTTATATGGCGGTTCAGTAAACACCATGTCAGCTTTTTGTCCATCCATTAACTTATCCACAGCATCAATACTTGTGCTATCGCCACACATCAAACGATGATTACCTAGCTGATATATATCCCCCAACTTTGTAATAGGCTCGTCTGTAACGTCAGGAACGGCATCCTCATCTGTTAAACCTTCGATCTGTTCTGGCTCTAATAGTTTAGCTAGTTCATCAGCATCAAAGCCTAATACAGATAGATCGAAGTCATCGTCAGCTAGGTTTTTAAGTTCTAACGTTAATAATTCAAAATCCCAATCAGCGTTTAAAGCTAATTTATTGTCTGCAATGATTAAGGCTTTTTTCTGAGCATCAGATAAATGCGCCAATTCAATAACCGGTACTTTATCCATCTTGAGCTTGCGAGCAGCAAGTAAGCGACCATGACCAGCAATAATGCCACTGTCCCCATCAACAAGAATAGGATTAGTCCAGCCAAACTCTGTAATGCTGGCTGCGATTTGTGCCACCTGCTCATCAGAATGTTTCCTACTGTTATTGATGTAAGGAATTAAGTCTTTAATTGATCGCTGTTCTATTTTCATTCGTTTGCCATTGAGTCAGAGTTAGCTTCAGCTTCATTAATATCAGCTTGCACTTCTGGGCTATTGTTTAGATTAGTCCATTGGTCTTGAAGTTCCTGTGGTACACCAGGTTGATAAATTAAAGTGTTAATGTCTGCTTTGATTTCAGCATCACTTTGAGGAATAGGGTAAGGCAAATAAATGTTAGGTGCTGACATATTAAGCCTGTGGTTCTGTTTGTTCTGGTACAGGTTCAGCAATAACAGGTTCTGTTACTTGTGCTTGAATAGCTGCTGATGCTTGTGGTAATGCTTGACCATGAATTTTAGCAATCAATTGAGCTACGTCAGCATAAATACCTGCTGAAATATGTTTAAGCACTGCTTCTACTTCTTGTAATTCTAATTCTAGTTTGATAGCCATTATTTTTTACCTTTCTTTTTAACTGATTCTTTTTGCACAGCGTAACCAATTGCT